TTCTAAACAATAGTATTTACGATAACTTTCAATTACATCACCTGGAATTTTACAATAATCTGGCATAGCGGGTGGTGGTTCAGTTGCAATCTTATTTAGTGAGATTTTTCTAGGCGGATACATTAATGCACCCTCTAATAATTGTACTGTTTTGTGGTCTAATATATGACCATATCTCATCTTAAATTCTGTATTCAAAGCCATCATATGTTTGTATAGCCAATGATAGTTGTATGCACTTTCCATAACCCATACTGTACTAGGATGTCCTGTATGACAAGCTTTGTACAATGTTTTTTCCATGTTTGGATTAGGATGTTTCCACCTTTTAATCTTACGACCAGCTTTAGTTTTATCTGTATATAAATTGCCGTCAATCATACGGTGTGCTGTAGATAACATCTGTGCTGATTCTACAATCATCTTAACAACATGTTTGTCACATGATTGTTTAGCCGCCTCAATGGGGTCTTTATGTAAATAAAATATATTCATAATTTAATTAATCACCTTTCTAAAGTAATCTTCACGGTTGTACATAATACATAATTGTTTAAAGACATTGTACCAATAGTTCTTTGCCCAATCTGACATAGAATCTCTACACATTTTTTCTGCATTTTTGATTCGTTTATCTTTTAGTTCTTCACTTATCATGTTATACATTATATACTACTTTCATCTGTTTGGCAAGCCTTATGGTTGCTTAGACTTCTCATTCCAGTCCATAATCTGGTCTAATTTCAGTTTAATTTCATCAGGATCCAAGTCTGATAGTTCTTTGGCACCTAATTTTTTAACAAAACCCTTATAATCTCGTTCTTTTTTTCTGAGCTTGGCACTTTTGGCCTTCTCTTTTGCCAATTCTTTGGTAAGGTTTACCTTTTTGGTATTTTTGACTTCTTCTTGCCCTTCCTTCCGTGTTCTCAACGATATGTTGGCAGCTATCAATAATAAAACCGCCAATGGGTCAAATACAAATATCAATACTATTATTACCCACCTTACTGCTTCATCAAAATGGTCTTTTGCTGTGTCGCCATATATTAACTCTGCAATATATTTGATTGGTCCTACTTCAGCTTCTAACTTTTGTACTTCTAATTGTAATACACCTTTTTTATCTGTAAGTTCAGATATTTTATCAGTAGCATTGTTTATAGAAAGTGTTAATGCGTCACGCTCTGGTTTTTGTTTTTCTCTTTCTTTAAGACCTCTTGTGACATATTCCATGTCAATGTATTTTTCTAGTGTCTTATCTAAAAGTTTTAATGTATTCTGTGACCTGAAAATAATCATCTTTTGTGATTTAATTTGGTCATCTAATAGTTCTATCTTAATTGCATTACTATTATTTGGTTGTACTTGGTCTAGGTGTGCCTTTGATAAGAAACCAAAGATACCCATAGATGTGATAAAAACTAATACAATTGTTGCAAAGGTAAGATAAAATTTTAATGTTTGTGGTACAAATTTATTGCGCCAATTATTATATAACCATGAGGCGGCTACAAGTTTACCAACTTCTAACGCACTACCCATAGCTATGATAGGTACAACTGCACCTGCGAATAAGGCCGTCAAACCTGCTATAGAATAACCAGCGGCTATTACAGATATAGATATGGCACTTAAAAAAACTATTATTATTGTTAACATATGTAGTCCTTAATTAATTACTGGTACATCATAATCTTCCCTTAACATCTTAATGATTCTCTTAACTTTAGCAAAGTAATCTTTATCTGAAGCATAAGCGTCAAGTGTCATTACTAATTTTAAAGGGTCGTTTATATCTTGTTCGTGTTTCAGTTTTCTATATTCTTCAAACTTTGTACCGTTATTAAGGATATTTATATAGTGTTGGACACTATCACATTCATGTTGATAAACTTTTACACCCCACTTCTTAGGATTGTTACTAGGTAACATATGTGGTTCTCTCAAATCATATGTACGAATACCAAATAGATTTTTACCCTCTAAAGCAAACCTACTATTACCCCATGCACTTTCCAAGGCTGCCTGAGCAACTAATAGTTCTAGGTTTACAGGTATTACATCTGTGGTGGTGTTGTAAATATAACTCACACAAGCAACTGTACTTTCAATAAAAGTTTGATTGTTTGCCCTCTCAAAATTAGGCAATGTGTGTGTAGTGATTGCTTCTAAAGTATCAACAACTTCTTGTACTTCAACCTCTAGTAAGTTAGCTTTCTTTTCTGCTTTCGCACCCTCAACTACGGTGTATATTCCCCAACCAAACAAAAGGGTCACAACGACCATTAATGTTTGTGCAATGGTTTTGATTTTCTCCCTCATTAGGCACCTACATTTGTTCTCATTACAATGTATTGGAAACCAGTAATAGTTTCTGCTTCATCATAATCATTAGCGCCCACTTTAATGGGGGACATTTTCTTTTGAAAGAAGGCCAGACCAGGAGTGTCCTGTATCTTAAACATCTTCTTAAATAGTTTTTCTGATTGTCGTTCAGTAAGATTATCCTGAACATCTTTAGACCAATTACCTGTGTAATAAGTCATCTTGTTTTCTTTGCCTGTTTCTCTAAACTTAATTAGTCTTTCAGGTATTGCTTCAATCTCTGATTTAAGCCATCTGTCAATTTGTTTACTCGCCATAATATATCTCTCCTTTATAGTTATTATAAATCTGCAATTTTGAATTTCTTAATGACATTCTTTGTAGGTATAACTGTTGTGTTACCACCATCTGCAAGTTCGCCATTTTCTTCATAATTGTAGTCACTCATCAAAACATGAACCTTTTTGTCATTCTTTACCAACCAACCGGTAGATACACAAATAGCAGGTTTCATTCTCTGAATTTCTTTCAATGATTTCCAACCAGCGTCTGATTGAATATCCTCCCAATATACCAAATAGAAATCAAATGTAAACGGTATTTCAGGTACATCATCTTTAAACTTTTTGGTTAACTTTTTTGCCATAAAATTATTACGAACACTCCTTATCGGCAATCTTCGTATCCTCTAATAGTTTACATTTATATTCACTATCAGCATTCTGTCTTAACTCGGCAGCTAAACTCTCTAAAATAACAGGTAAGTTTTTCTCTAAAATATCTGTCATCTGCAAAGCAAAGTTATATGCCAGCTTTTGCATTTCTGCTTCTAGTACGGAAGTGTCAACACCGTTACCACTTACCTTTTCTTTAATTACATGGCCTATAACTGCTGTATTATAGTCATCAGCTTTAGCAACCGAAGACCAAATAAAAACATTTAATATCACCAGTAAAATTACAATAGTATTTTTCATAATATATATGTCCTTTTGTTATCGTTTATATGTATATAATACACTAAAAGTCAGCTAAAGGCAAGCGGTTTTTCGCTTTTTTTTCACTTTTTTTTCGTTGATTTTACTTGCTTTTTTGAATTATAAGGGGGTGCGTCATAGTTGACCACCCCCCTAAATTGTTGATTTGCTATTGAGATAGCGCTCCAGATGAAGTACCTCGAGTCGGTCCCTCTGGTGTTTTATAATCGTCATTCCAACCAAAAGCTTCTTTTACTACTGCTTGGGATAGACCTTTATATTTTTTATGTAGTTCTTTATCTTTCATTGCGATTGATACTTCCGCTTCACCTTTTGATAAGGCTTCTAGGATTTGAACAAACATAGTTTCTTTTCTAGTTTTTGATGTTGCTACATCAGCACCTTTTACAAAGTGCCAGAATTTTTTAGATTCATTTTCTAATAATGAATGTTCAGTACCCTCTGGCGCCTCGTTTGCAATAAACGGTGGCGAGCCTTCTGGTAAATCCCATGTAATATTAGGGTCAAATGAACCTTTGATAATTCTTCGTAAACCTGGTGTGTCGTTCTCTTTTAGAACAGCAATCTTTTTAGGTTTGTCTTTTGCATTATTAACTTTAGTCAATACTTCGTGCATTAATAATTTACCACTACCACTAGTAGCAGCCATTGTTTGCATTGCTGATTTCGACATCAAGTTTGGGTTTTGTGTTGCCATTTTTATATCTCCATGTTAAAAGTCACCAATGTTCTCCATTAAAGACTTCAATTTATTTTCAATAAAGTAGGTTAATAACTTGCTACGGTCATTAACTTTATAACTTCGATAACTATTTATAATAGCATCCTCGTAGACCTGTGGTATCTGGTTTAGGTCTATTAACTTACTATTTCTAAGCCAAT